CCAGGGCGGATCGGATCAATATCTTGTCGAGCTTCTCCAGCGCCGGTGTCAGCCGGATCGCCTGATCGGACGCGATGCGATCGTAATAGTTCTGTAGATCCGAATCGCCGGTGGCATTAAGTCCCGCTGGCGAGCGGCCGAGGAAGCGAGTGGCGGGGATGTCGGCGGCACCAGACGCGATCTGCAAATACATTTGCAGGATCTCCGGCATGCCGGCGAAGTTGACACCGACGCGTTGCCACTCTTCTTCCTTGTCTATGATGATGCCGTTGATGACCGACTTGGCAACGTTGGCCTCGGAGAAACGTTTTACCAATCGCGATGTGCCGGTCTCCGTCGACATGATTTCCGTCATGCCAGGTATCTTGATGACGTCGATCTTAGCTTCGCTAATTAGCGTTGCGATCGATGCGGCCACGGTACCAGCCGCACTCACGGCGTCGTGGATGACTTGCATGATGGGATCGCCCCACCCGTTATTCGACATCGGGTCTGGGGCGTCCAATCCATTCAACCGTACCATGCGCGACGGATGTATCTTGACGCGCTCGGCGCGCGTGCTGTCTTGCAAGAAATAAAACTCGGGCTGTCCATAGTAGGGGCTAGCCAAGTCGGCCACCAAGTTGTCGACTGAGAGTTGGTGCGGTGCCAGCACATGGATAAACTTCAAACTGTCCTTGCCGACGCTCTCCGGAACAAGCTCACTGGATATATCTCCGTCGACACCGATCAGGATACACGAGCCACCGTAGAGTCTGGACTTAACCAAAGCCGCTTCCAACTTCAGTTGGAGGTGAAGCCTCTTCTCCGTCTCCTCCAGCTTCTCAATCTGATCGGCCTTGGCCTGCCACGATCTCCACTCACGCGTCGCGTCCTGGGCCGGAATGGCAATCGCCTTACGAGCAATCCAATCTCCCTGGTATGCCGACTCGAGTTGTTCGCGTGTCCAGAGTTGCCGAACGTATTGATGCGCAGTCATCTTGTCGCGGCCTGACATACCCAGGCCGGACAGGAAGTTGGTGAAGGTGTCGAAAAGATACATCGGCTAGACGTCCTGCGAGGACGATATTGGGGTGAAGTCCAGCGGAGCCTCACGCAAGATCGTCACGGCGAATGTTCGGTCGCCGTCCTGCGGCACAGGATTGCCAACCGTACCGGATCGAATTTTCAGGAACGCCACTGCACGTCCAACGTGCTCCGGGATAATTACGCCGGAGCCTGGCACCACCACCGGAACCGCCACCGCATAACCGTCGATGTCATACATCTCGTTGTAGAACATCCCGTCGGTGGAGAACTGAAACGTCAACGACGAGTCGGTCCAATCGGCCGGCATCGTAATGCGCACCAGTTGTCCGGCGCTGCAATCCACGCCGTCTGACAAGCTCTCGCCTTCTAGAATCGTCGGGCCTTCGATAACTTGAAGCATGTGATCACACCCATGAAAGTGTTCGGTCGTATCCCGTTAGCGACGCCGCCAGCTTGTTGAAAGCTCCAGCGGTGGCGTCTACTTGATCCTTAAATTTCCCCATCGGGAATTGCTCGTGCTCGTCGAGGAATGCGCGGTTCCATTCGCCGGCCTTCAGATAAACGTTGCCGGCCTGCACTTGTGCGGCATACGGCTCGGCGCGTACTTCCTTGCTGCCCGTCACTCTGTCGGCGTGGACGTCGTAGCCCTTGAATCGACGAACCGAGTTCTCCGCGCTTTCCTTGCCACCAGATCCAGGCTCTTGCTCAAACCACAACGAATAGCGTGGACAGATAGCCTTGTCGGAGGCGGCGGCTTGCAGCAAACGGTTCTCCCTGTCCAATGCCGACCATTGCCCGCGCAAACAATCCTCCACCACCGTCGTTCCGTCCGTCATGGTGTGGACCAGGGACGCCGCAGTGTAGGCGCCGCCATCCGTGGTGCCGGCTTTGTCGACGTAGCGAACCGAACGTTTGATCTTACTACGATCGATCGTTGTAATGATGTTGAAGCGGTCGACCGGGAACAACTCACCACCAGCTGCAATCGGGCGCTGCTGGTAAATGGATTCCCAGGAGGCTGACGTCAGCACCTGGCGGCGCTGCTCGAGGAACTCCAGAGATTTCAATTCCGGGAACAACGCCTCGCCAGCCCGACGATGGAATTCGTCCTGTTCGGCGATGGCCGGATAACGAAGCACCTTGGTATTTGGAAAATGCTCCAGCCACCGTCCGACTGGATCGTCCAAATGCCATCTCGTCATGATCATAATAAAACCGGCGTGCTCGGAGAACCTTCCGAAGAAGTCGTCGGTGAACCAATTCCACGTCTTGTTGCGGACAGCGGGGCTTTGCGCCTCGGCGCGTCCTTTGATTGGATCGTCGATGAAACCCAGGTCTAGGCTTTGGCCGTTGATCTGGCCCATGACTGTCGTGTTACGAAACGAACCATCATGTCCCACGAATTCCATGATGCTCGAGTTGCGAAGCCAGCGGCCCGAATCTGTCGCAACGTTGGTGTCGTTGATTTTAGTTTCCGGGAACGCCAGCCGGTAGCGTTGCGAGTCGAAGATGCGCTGCAGGGTGAGGTTGACGCGGATGCCGAGGTCGTCGCTGTAGCTGGCAAAGATCGTTTTGATGTTGGGGTTTTTACCAACCGCCCAGGCAATGAAGTCCGTGATCTGTTCTGTTTTGCCATGTTGTGGAGGCGCCTGTAACACCAACGCCGGCTTGAGGCCGGCGTCGAAATCGTTCCAGAACTGCATCAGGTGTGCTGCGACATCGCGCTGCCACCACGAATCTAAAAGACGTGGTCGAATTGTTTTGCGGAACACCAAGAAGTTACGGCGGGCGTAATAGCCTTGCTTCTCCGCCAGCGCCTGTAAACCCCGCGATGTTATTTGTCCTCGCTGGATGGGGGCGTGCATTCCGGCTCCGTTGTATCTTCCTCGAAGTATTCCACCTCTAGCGGTTCGTTCTTCATCAGCTCTTGGATCAACTCAAGGTTGATACCGCGCTCTTCGAGTTCGTGATTTACTTCTTCGATTGATTCGTACACCACGTCGAGGCGTGGATCATTCTTCATTTCAACTTGCAGCGGCATCACGCGACCAAGCAACGACGCGTATGCGCGAATATCTTCCTTGGCGATGCGACGGCACATTCCGATGACGCCGTCTTTGCCCTCGCCGTCGCTACCTTCCAGCTCCGCCGATTTCAACAAACACTCTTTCAGCAGTGCCGGCATCTTTGGAAGTTGATTGAGGACGCGACCGCCAGTCTTAGCGCGGCCCTTTTGAAATGATGTGGCGTTGTGTTTCGGATGATGAATTTGCTCGCCCACGCGACTTCCCTCACCTGTCCCTCTATTTAGAGGCACGTCTCCGACACCGCCATGAATCGACCACCGTCGATCCAATCAGCCGCGGCACGTGAACCGGCCCGCCCAGAACCTACTCTGGCAACCAATCCTAAGACCGCTAAAGCAAATCCCCTGAAGCCAATTCCACTTTGCCGAGGGTTCCTAACAAAACAACCTCCCGTTGCCGGGAGGTCATGCCTTGATAAAAACCAAACTGTCCTTGGAACAGACCGCCCGTGATCTGCACGCGCTGGCCGATCCGATATCGATCTTTTGGCAAAACAACGAAACCATTTCGTTCCTTGGCCTTCATGCCGTCCACCCAATTGATCGGGAGACGTGATGGAACTTCACCGTTCATGAGTATCTTCGAAACCCCGAACGTGCCGAGCAGAACGTGCCATTGATCAACAATCCAAACGAAAAGATATCGCGGAAACAAAAACCGAATGACATCCCTTTTGCGACCGCGGAACACCCGAACAATCTTCTCACGGGGAGCGTAACACTCGAAACCTTGCCAGCGCAAATGCTCCAGCACTCGTTGCTCGTTCTGCGGCTGCGATACAACAACCGCCCAGAACATTGCAGTGCCCCCCGCAAAAATGCCTGGGAACGGGTCGTACACCCAGGACCGAGCCAAAAGCAACCACTTTGTCGGGCGGTTAACAGATCCCTGGGTATAACCGAACCTGTGGGTAACCCAGGACCAAGGCCCTGTTAACCACAAAAACCGCGCCAATTAATTCGGAACGGATTTAACACGATTCCCCGTAAATCAGTTAAGTCCTTGTAATCCTTAAACTTGTTACCGCTCCTCTGGGCAGGCCACCACCTCCACAGCCATCCGCAGACGCCATCCGCAACAGAATTAACCGACCCAAAAACCCCCACGAAGACCCCACTATTATCATCGCCACCCACGGGGTTCATACCAGTCGACCCCAGTCGACGTTAATTTGCCCCCTATTATATGTATATGTATGTGTGTGTGTTTTATTTTTTCCCTTACACGTAATAAATAGGTAAATGGTATGTACTGGGTATTACTGGGCCACACTTTTTTGTGCGCCGCAACATAACTGTGTGCGCCGCAACATACTGGGGACACCAACCGATGGCGGTTGACTTTCATTTTTGCGTAACGGTTACTCAAACTGTCACCCACCACCCAGAAAGCCTTACCGATGCCCTCAACCCTTAGAAAACCCCGGCTGATCAGTAAGCTGGAGGTGATTGATCGCATTCCTTTGTCCTACGGCACCATCCTGACCATGATGGGCAAAGGGCAATTCCCGCGCTCCCGCGAGGTCGCCGGTCGCACCGTTTGGGTTGAAGACGAAATCGACGAGTGGATCTTGAGCCGCCCAGTCCGCCGTCTCAAAGGCGACGCATAATTCTTTCGGGGGGAGATTGTTATGGCGACCGACGACGACCACCAATCCAACACACCACCACCGCAACGCCCGTCCACGGCACTGGACCGGTTGAAGCCCCGCCGCCAATGGGTGGCGTGGAAATACCGCTCCCGCAAACCTGGGCAGAAACCCACCAAGCCGCCGATCGATCCGCACACCGGACGGTTAGCCAAGGTCAACGACCCGGCCACCTGGGGCACTTACGAAGACGCCTGCCGTCGACGCGAC